AAATGTTTCATCTAGATATGGATTTGAGTGGTTGGAAGAAGATGTCTAAAAGTGGAAAACCATGGCTCAGAATAATTGCAAATGTTCCTAAAGAAAAAGAGAGTAACAAACCATTCTAGTGAGGGCAATATGTCGGACAATAATTATGATAGTAATGATAGTAGTATAGATGATGAATGGCTTACACTAACGGCTCTTCAAAACTATCTTCATTTAAGTAGAACATCTTTTTACAGACTAATAAAATCTGATGAAACTTTTCCAAAGGGATATAATATTTTATCTAATAAAAAACTTTGGAAGAAAAAGGAAGTACAAGATTGGGTAAAAAGTAAGTCTGAACTTTCTGAAAGTTAACTGTAACTTCTATGGACTACAGTAGACCAAAATATGAGACAAGTTATGACTTGTTAAACGAGGGCAGTATTATAAAGATTGTTTCTAATAAGTGGAACGTCAATTTTTGTAAACTGCCCTTATCATACAGATTGGATTATGCTCTTTACAAATCAGATAATTTAAGGGGGTTCTGTGAAGTAAAACGGCGAAAGTATAGAAAGTCCGATTTTCAAACTTATATAATATCGCTAGACAAAGTTATAAAAGCAAGAGAACTAGCAAGTATAACAAATACAAAATCAGTTTTAATAGTATCGTGGGTAGACGTTATTGGTTGGATTGACTTCAATAACGATTTTGTTTGTCGTCAGGGTGGTCGTGTAGATAGATCAGATTGGCAAGATGTAGAACCCATGTGTCATTTCAATATACAAGAATTTAAACCAATAGCTGATTGGAGAAACAATGATAAGCAAGTGGGCGAGAAGTAGAGCTAGATTAAGAGATTATGTAAATCAAATAAAAATAGAAAGGGGTTGTGAAAGATGTGGATATAAGGAAAATCCTAGGAATTTGCAATGGCATCATGTTTTACCAAAAACTAAATACAAAGCCGTTGCAGAAATAGTTAGTCAAGATAGATGTATAAAGAAAGTCAATGCAGAGATAGATAAATGTATATGTGTCTGCAAGGCTTGTCATGGATTATTGGAGATGTAATAAAATGAACGACAATGTAAACAGACCAAAGCACTACAGAAAAGGTAGTGTAGAGTGTATAGATGCAATAAAAAGTGCATTAGGAGAGGGTTACGAGTACTACCTTCAAGGAAACGTAATCAAATATGTTTGGAGATATAAACATAAAAATCTACTTGAAGATTTAGAAAAAGCACAATGGTATCTCAGGGAGTTAATTAAGATAAAGAAAGGAAAGAATAGATGAAGTCTATTAGTGAAGAAGAAGTACAGAAAGCCGTAGATTGGCTAAGAGATAACTCTGATAAGTGTGCCAAGGCTAGGGCAACAAGAATATACTTAGAGGAATATAGGAAGTCCATAAAAGCTTTACTCATGAGCAAATATCCTGAGCTATCTGTTTCTGCTCAGGAAAGAGAGGCATATGCACATGAAGATTATAAAGAACACCTAAAGTTAATGAAAGATGCAATATACGAAGATGAACGTATGAGATTCTTTAGGGCATCTGCCGAGGTCAAGATAGAGGCTTGGAGAACTCAACAAGCAAACATAAGATCTATTAAGCTATAAACAAGCTATTATTCGTATATACCTAGCGATTTGATTCGGCAGCGTATAACTTAACACACTAAAATCGTGAACTTCTAGAGGTTAATGTTAACTTTTAACTCGCCTCTCTAAACCCAGCCGACCTCATCAGGATAAGCCCACGCCTCATGAGGTCGTTGATCCTATCCCTCCTTATCTTTATAAGGTTCTTTATAACTTTCTCATCTAGTCTTGGGTTTCTTTCTATCTCTCTTATTTGTCTTAGTAATCTGTTTCTTGCGTTATCTATTGCCTTGAGTCTTGGAACAATACTTAACTGCTCTCTATTATCCCTGAATATTTCTCTTGTTAATTCTACATCACCAGATCGTCTGGCTAAGTCGTATCGTGCTAGTATCGTGAATAACGCTTTTCTATTTTCCAAATAACTTGATACATCTTCTCTCTCACTTGGAGATGCTATTACCTTTCTTGCAAAAGGTATCACACTAGTTAGTGGTGCTTGTAAGTCCTCGTTGATAGCGTCATATATCCTGAAAGGCGATTCTAGTGATCTTTGAACAAACCTTCCAACACCACCAGTTGTATAATCAAACCAAAACTCCATAACGTCTGGTGAAAGATCAACAAAGCCACTTTCTACTGCATCTCCTCCTGATATGCTGTTTAAGAAATTAGCTATTGTTACTGCCGTTCCACTTGTACTTGACCAATATGCCTGACTATTAGGTGTAGGTCTTGATGCAAACTGAGGTGATTCTTTAAATATAGGGTCACCTTTGTAGTCCTCGTTGATAGCCACACTGACAAATGGGTCCAGCACTGTAGGAGCTGCCAAGTTATAAAAATTATCAAAACCACCAAAAGGACTTAAACTTTCAAATGCAGTACCAAATATGGTCCGGCTAGCCTCCCCGGGTGTATACTCGCCTCTAGCAGCTCTCGAAACAGCTCTTCCTGCGTTTACAGCTAAGTTCATTCCATATGCTAATGGTATTGTAATAAACTTATCTTCTGCTAAACCAAATGTTGGTAATACAAAGTTATGCTCTAATATATATCTTGGAAGTTCATCATAATCTTTAATGCCATCTTCATCTTCATCACCTGAAAATAATGAGTTAAATGCATCTTGCATAGCTCCATAAACAAATAATCCAGCCCACACTTTTCTTACCCGCTTCGACTTAACCGCAGCGTTTATCAGCGCCATTGATCCTTGCATTGATGCATTATAAAATAAATACCATGAATTTAAAAATTGCTTCTGCTCTCCACCCTTCGCAAAGTTAACTGTTAGGTTTCTCGCTGCTTGTGCAGCCCTAGCTGTGCTAACCCCTCTTTTTACAAGCGCTGTGTATAATGAGACACGCACACCATTTTCAACTGCTGTATTGTAATCATCTAAGAACTTACCTAATTTACCAAAACCTTTCTTAACTAAGCCTAGTTTTCCTTTCTTACTATTATCAGACACATCACTAAGTATACTATTTATACTATTCATTTGATCTTGAAGGTCATTCATTTGGTTGGTTGCGTTTTTACCACCTGACTCTACAAACTTTGTATACTCTTTTGCCCAAAAGCTATCAACATCTCCATCTCTTAGATTCTTAGATATACCTTTCACCGCAGGTAGCGCACTTTTGAGGACTTCAGACATTAAACCTTTTTCGTCATACTGCTGAACATTCACACCAGCAGTTCCTAAGTCTCTAGCAAAGTTTGGTATAACAAAAGATGGATTATATGTTGTATTAATATTAGATAAATATCTGTTCAGTTTACCTAAGGCTCTTGTAAAACTGCCTACACTATCAGGAGTCATAAATCCCTTCATAGCTCTTGCTATTCTGTCGTCTTTAATTGTTATATATACATTTCTGCCATTTTCTCTAACAGTCAGATATTTTTCTCTTTCAAGTCTATCTTTTGGTATATCGTCTTTATTAAAATATACACCACTATTATGTTGCATTTCTTTCTTTAAGTTATCGTTAACTTCTGTAGAGCCATCTTCTATACCTCTAACAAGATTTAAATAACTTAAACCAACTTTATTTCTTTCAGCATCTGCTATGGACTTATTATTTTGTACAAATAATGTAGCAACTATATTTTCTGCATAAAAATCTTCTGATTCGCCCTCTTTTGATCTTATTCTTCCCCGTGCTTTACGGTCCGGTCTCTTCGTGGCACCAAATAAATTTTGTATTACAAAGTTTTCAGCTCTCTCTTCTTTCTTGCTGTCGCTATCTGCTTCATCTTCAAAGTTTAAATCACCTCTTAATGGAACATAGTTTTCATATATTCTTTCATACTGATTACCTTCTTTATCAGTAAACACCTCTGGAATAAGACCGCCTTGTTTTCTCTCTTCATTTGTGTTTTTAACTATGGATTTTGCAAAGTTTTTAATATTTTTTATCTTTGTTTTCTCAGAGTCAGGTAATGTCAATATCCATTTATTTATTCTATCAGCCTCATTGGTATGCATACCAGATGCAATTGGATTTTTTAAATAATCATTCCTCTCTTTCGCATGCGCAGCATAAAGGATGGCATCTGCAAGTGCCATTTTTTTACTAGGATATCTGCCATCACTAGCAGCTTTATAAAATCCTGATATCCTTGATAATGTATTTAATGAGTCTTGATTAACATCTAATGTATTTATAGTCTTAATCATTGGGTCAAAAAACTCTTTTTGTGCTTTTTCTACTTTTGCTCCTGCTATTCCATGAAATAACTCTTCTTGCATATAAGTATCCATGGCATCTGTTATTTTAGCTCCATTTTCTCTTAATCTGTCCATTAAAGCACCTATAGGCAAGAATCTATCCTGTACTTGAATCAATAAATTTTGAGCTGCTTTTCTTAAATCGTCTTCCTCAACTCTACCTAAAGTAAACTTATGCCCAACCTTCGCTAGAACTCTAGATAAATTATCATACTGTATTTTTATTCTCGTGTTAGATATACCTTGATCTATTTCAGCGCTCATAGGTGTTTCTTGCTGATTCATAGAAGCAGTGCTTAACACGCTTTGTTTAAATAGTTTTTCTTCTGGATAACCTGTTCTTATAACAAAAGAATCAAACTTAAATGAAGGACTTGTCTCATCTAACTTTTCTCCTCGTTTAACAAATTTTAGAGGCATAACAAATTTATTTTGCTTTGCCCCTCTTTGTGGGGTCCTGTTAAACTCTAGCCTAACACCTGTTGCTGTAGTGTTAACGATCTCTACGCCATTGTTAACATCATCCCTATTCTGCTGGTAGTATAATTTTGCAAGATTATCATAAAACAAATCTTTTATATTTTTATACTTAAATGTTTCTAATAACTCTTGTTCATGGCTTTTGCCAGTTGTTGGCCTTACTGCTGTAATATGATCGTTTCCAAATCCACTATATAAAAATGTATTACCTCTAGGTATTTCTTCATGCTTACCATCTACAAAAAACACAGGAAGGCTTCTATTATCTAAATTTATAACACCATATAAATATTTACCCAGCTCTCCTGTTGCACCAGATGCAGAGTTTTGTTTGCCAGTTGATATCATGGCAAACTTTTGATCGTTTATTGTTTCTTTAATTAACTCTAAATCTTTGGGGTCAACGTCTCTAGCTGGATCATAATCAAC